GCACACCGCCGCGAAATTCACCGGCTTTTTTATAGGGGACCATGACAGCGGGACGTAAGCCGAAACCAACCGAACTGAAGGTGCTGCAGGGCAATCCCGGCAAGCGGCCGGTGCGCAAGGTTCGCAAAGCGCCGACCTTACAGCGGACTCCCTCACCGCCGGATTGGCTGACAGAGATTGGACGCGCGGAATGGAAGCGGGTCGGGAAGCTGCTGAGCAAGCTGCAGGTTTTGACCGATGCTGACCTGTCTGCGTTGGCCGCCTACTGCGACGCCTACAGCCGCTGGCGATCGGCCCGCCAGATGATTGAGGAGCAGGGTCTGACGACGGAGACTGGTGCGGGAAATCTCAAGGCCCATCCGGCCACGGTCGTGGTCCATCAGGCCATAACGGAGATGCGTCAGTTCATGAACGAGCTGGGGTTGACGCCGAGCAGCCGGACACGCGTCAATCAGACCAAGCGGAATGAGCCTTCGGAGTTTGAGAAGTTCTTGGCCAAGCGCCAACGGGAAGCGAGCGGGACCGATGGCTAACCGTGCCACGCCAGTCGCAGAGCAGTACGTCAACGACGTGCTGTCGGGACGGCAGGTAGCGTGCCGCTGGGTGAAGCTCGCATGTGAGCGCCACGTCAGGGACCTGCACGATGGCGGCCAGCGCGGCCTGTGGTTCGACCAGGAGGCGGCGGAGTTCGCTCTGGAGTTTTTTCTCCTTTCTGAAGCACTCGAAGGGAGAATGGTCCGGCCAGAAGCTGAAGCTCGAGCCGTGGCAACAGTTCTTTCTCTGGACGCTGTTTGGTTGGCGGCGCGCAGACGGCACGCGGCGGTTTCGCACTGCATACCTGGAGGTGGCAAGGAAGAACGGCAAAAGCACGTTCGGCGCCGGTATCGGCCTGGAATTGTTGGTTGCCGACGGGGAGCCAGGTGCGGAAATCTACACCGCGGCAACCAAGCTCAGCCAGGCGCAGATTGTTTTCGCAGAGATGGAGCGGATGGTCCGGCAGTCTCCGGACTTGAAGCAGGTGGTGAAGCAGTACAAGAACAATCTCAACGTACCGGTTACATTCTCGAAAGCCGAACCACTTGGCCAGGACTCGGACACGTTGGACGGTCTGAATGTGCACGGAGCGTTGGTGGACGAGCTACACGCACACCCGACGGGCGACATGTGGGATGTGCTGGAAACAGCCACCGGCTCACGGCGGCAGCCGCTGCTGGTGGCCATCACGACAGCGGGGCACGACCGGCAATCGCTCTGTTACCAGTTCCACGATTACACCGAGAAAGTGCTCAGCCAGGTCTTTGCAGACGACGCCTGGCATGGCATGATCTTCAGTTTGGATCGCGACCCGCAGTCGGGAGAGATCGAAGACTGGGAGAACGAGGCAGCCTGGATCAAAGCCAATCCCAATCTGGGCGTGTCCAAGAAGCTGAGCGATATGCGAGACAAGGCGCGCAAGGCGAAGCAAATGCCTGCCCGCTTGAATGTGTTTCTGCAAAAAGAGCTCAACATCTGGACGCAAGCCTCGACTCGTTGGATCGACCCAGACCTGTGGCGGTCGCTGAATCTGCGACCGGTCGATCAGGCGATGCTGGCAGGTCGCCAGTGCTACGGCGGCCTCGACTTGTCGTCTACTACAGACCTTACCGCTTTGGTGTGGGTGTTTCTGCCGAAGCCTGGCGAGTTGGTTCAGGACATCGTGTGTCGGTTCTGGATGCCAGAGGACAACATCGAACGGCGCGTCAAGACCGATCGAGTGCCTTACGATGCATGGATCAGGCAGGGCTTGATTACAGCCACCAGTGGCAATGTGGTCGACTACGATTTTATCCTGGCACAGATTCAAGAGGACATCAGTGTGTTCGACGTGCAGCAGCTGGCGTTTGACCCATGGAATGCGACATCAGTGACCAATAAGCTGACGAGTGCTATGGAGCTGGTGGAGTTTCGCCAGGGCTATGTGTCGATGAACCCGGCCATGAAGGCGCTGGAGGTTGGGATCGCACGGCGCAGGCTGAATCATGCGGGCAACCCTGTGCTGGTGTGGATGGCGGACAATCTTGTGGCCAGCAAAGACCCAGCTGGGAATCTTAAGCCCGACAAGGCCAGGTCCAGGGAGCGAATCGACGGGATGGTGGCGCTGATTATGGCGAACTATCGGGCATCACTGTCTGGCGAGACCAAGCATTCGGTGTACAACGATCGTGACATGAGGGTGCTGTGAGCGAGCAACCGGAAAAGCGGGATTGGGGAATCATCGTCGACTTGGCGTTCGTGTTGGGGTTGCTGATCGTGGGGGTCGGGTTGTGGCTGATTGATGCGCGGCTGGTTGTGGTGCTGGGGGGCCTGGTGCTGATGATCCTGGCCGTTGCGGTAGCAAGGAGATGAGATGCCTGGAGTGTTGACGCGGCTGCTGCGACCACCTGAGCAACGGGCGACGCTGAAGAACCCGGACCAGGCGCTGATCGATGCGCTGCGCGGGGGACTGGGCACCAGCGCCGGCGTGGTGGTGAGCGAAGAGGGGGCGCTGGCATACGGCGCGGTGCTGGCATGCGTGCGGGTGCTCAGTGAGGCAGTGGCCAGTTTGCCCTGCATCATGTACGAGCGGGTCAAGCTGCTCGATGGCCAGGAGGGCAAACAACGGGCTACCAGCCATCCGCTGTATCGTGTGCTGCATAACAAGCCGAACCCAGAGATGAGCGCATTCGAGATGGGCGAGATGATGCTGATCCACCTGCTGCTGTGGGGCAATTTCTACGCCGAAATTGTGGTGGATGGCAGCGGGAACGTGGCACAGCTCTGGCCGATCCCGCCCAGGCTGGTGACACCTACCCGGCTGCAGGATAAACGTCTGGTGTACGACATCAATTTATCGGAGAAACCGCGGACGTTTGGGGCGGAATGGATATTCCACGTGCCGGCGATGCGAATGACCGGGCTGAAGGGGTTGAGCGTGGTGGGCCTGGCCAGGGAAGGCATTGGGCTGGGCATTGCGGCGGAGCGTTTTGGGTCCGCGGTATTTGGCAATGGCACGGTGCCCGGGGCGGTACTGGAGCACCCTGGGGTGCTGAGCGACAAAGCATACGATCGCCTGCGGTCGAAATGGGCTGAGCGCCACCAGGGGTTGGACAATGCGCAGCGCCTGGCCGTGCTTGAAGAAGGGATGAAGTACACCAAGATCGGGATACCGCCAGAGGATGCTCAATTCCTGGAAACCAGGAAGTTCCAGCGGTCGGAGATCGCGGGCATGTTCCGCGTGCCGCCGCACATGATTGCAGACCTCGACAAGGCCACGTTCTCGAATATCGAACATCAAGCCATCGAATACGTGGTGCACACGCTGCGGCCCTGGCTCAAACGCATCGAAGGCCGTATCAACGGGTGGCTGCTGCTGGAGGCAGAGCAAAGCCAGTACTTCGCCGAGTACCTGGTCGAGGACCTGCTGAAGGGCGACACGCCGACGCGGTACCAGGCATTTAGCACGGCGCGCCAGTGGGGGTGGATGTCGGTCAACGAGATCCGGGCGCGCGAGAACATGAACCCGATCCCGGATGGTGATGTGTACTTGCAGCCGATGAACATGGTCCAGGCGGGCCAGCCCTTATTGCGCGCTGCGCCGACGTCACCGGCCGACGATGTGCCGCGCATTTATCGACAGGAACGGCGCTCCGAGGCGGAGATCGAGAAGACGGGGCGCGGCCGGCAGCAGATGGCCGCCAGCTACCGGCGGACGATCGAGGAAGCGGCGCGCCGGCTCGTCAACCGCGAGGTCAATGACGTGCGCAACGCGGCACGGAAGCGACTGGGGCAGCGCAGCGTGGCAGACTTCGAGGCGTGGCTCAACGATTTCTACGCTGACTTCGGCCACGTGGCACGCGAGTACCTGATGCCGACCATGCAAACCCTGGGCGAGCTGACTCGAGACGATGTGGAGCGAGAGATCGATCAGCGATGGCCAGACGATGAGCTGGAAACGTGGGTCTATAACTACGTCGATGGACGGGCAATGGCGTGGTGCGGGAATCACCGCCGGCGCCTGCTGGAGGCGCTGCGAGCTGAGCGGAGCGTGACCACTCGCGCTTCGGACGATGACATCCTGGCGAACATCGAGACCATCCTGGACGAAATGCAGGAGCGCGACCCTGAGCGGTTCGCCAGGGAGCAGGCGGTACGCGAGATCAATGCGATTGCGACGACGATTTACAGATACTTCGTTTTGGCGATGCGGTGGTTTACGTTTGGCGAGTCGTGCGAATGGTGCTCGCAGCTGGCTGGCCAGGTCATTGCATCGTCAGGCTGGTTCTTGGAGGACGGCGGGTCGCTGCTCGATGCCGCGGGTGTGGTGTTTCGGGTCAGCGGCAACGTGCGACACGCACCACTACATGAGGGGTGCGATTGCCAGGTCCTGGCAGCGTAGGGGGAGACATGAGCGAATTGGAACGGCGGGCGTGGATGGATGGGCGGGTCGAGCTGCGGGAGGCAGACGACGGGAAGCGCCACATTTACCAGCGGGCAGTGCCGTATGGCGAGTTATCAATAGACCTCGGCGGGTGGCGTGAGGTGATCGTGGCCGGAGCGTTTGCGGTCGACGGGGACATCCGGGCGTTGTGGCAGCACGATGCAGCGATGGTGCTGGGGCGCACGGTGGCGGGGACGCTAGAGCTGCGAGACGATGAGAGCGGTATCTATGCCGAGAGCACGCCGCCCGACACAGGCTGGGCGCGGGATGCGCTGATCAGCATCGAGCGGGGCGACGTGACGGGATCGTCGTTTGGATTCTATGTCGACGAGGATGAGTGGATTCTCACGGAGCGTGAGGTGATTCGACGGGTGAAGCGCGGGCGGTTGATCGAAGTATCTCCGGTCACATTCCCGGCGTATCCGACCACCTCGACGAGTGTGCGTGACAGAGCGGCGGCGATGCGGGCGCAGGCCGGCGCTTCCGGTGGCAGCCTGGAGCTGGTGACGCGGGCGCGTCAGGCGGCACGAAGGCGAAAACTTGAAATATTGGAGGCCAATTGTGGCAACGAACATTCGTGAGCTGATGCGGCGCCGAAGCGAGCTGATCGCCGAAGCGCGCAAGCTGAACGAGACTGCCGAGGGGGCGAACCGGGACCTGTCGGAGCAGGAGGCTACCCGGTACAACGAGATCATGGCCGAAGTCGATCAGGTCAATGGACGGATCGAGCGCGGTCAGCGGCTGGAAAACTTGGACAATGCGGCGGAGCGCGCGGGTGAGCGCCAGATCGTGGCCGATGGTGCGATCGGGCTGAGCCGCGAAGATCTGCGCAAATACAGCCTGGTGCGGGCGATCAACGCGGCCGCAACCCAGGACTGGCGAGGAGCGCAGCTGGAGCGCGATGCCAGTGAGGCCGTGGCCCGAAAGATGAATCGGGCCGCCCAGGGGTTCTGGGTGCCGCAGGACGTCATCGTCGCCGAACAGCGCGACATGGTGGTTGGCACACCCAGCGCCGGTGGGTACCTGGTGAGCACTGATTTGCTGGCGCAGTCGTTCATCGAGCTGCTGCGGAACCGCATGATGGTCCGTGCGGCTGGTGCGACGGTGCTGGCCGGGCTGGTGGGCGATGTGGCGATTCCCAAGCAGACGGGCGGTGCGACTGCCTACTGGGTGGGGGAGAGTGGTAGCCCAACAGAAGGTGCGCAGACGGTGGGGCAGGTGGCACTGTCGCCCAAGACCGTCGGCGCATTCACCGACATCAGTCGCAAGCTGCTCAAGCAGTCGAGCATCGATGTCGAGGCGTTTGTCCGTGCGGACCTGACCGCATCGCTGGCGCTGGCCGTGGACTACTCGGCACTGCATGGCCCGGGTACTGGGAACGCGCCAACCGGGATTGCGGCGACCAGTGGCATCGGCAGTGTAGTGGGTGGTGACAATGGCGCCGCGCCGACATGGGCGAACATGGTCTCGCTGGAGACTGAGGTGGCACAGGACAATGCGGATGTGGCACGACTGGCGTACATGTCGAACGCCAAGGTGCGTGGAAAGCTCAAATCAACCCCACGCACAGCCACCTATGGCGACATCATGATCTGGGAGCCGAATGCCGGGAACACGCCGGTCAACGGTTATCCGTTCCATGTGACCAACCAGGTGAGCAGCACGCTGACGAAGGGGTCGAGTTCAGGCGTGTGTTCGGCGATCTTCTTCGGGAACTGGGCTGACCTGATCCTTGGCATGTGGGGTGGGTTGGACATCCTGGTGGACCCGTACACGGGCGGCACGGCCGGTACGGTGCGGGTCATCACGCTGCAGGACGTCGACATCGCGGTGCGACGTGCGGAATCGTTTGCCGCGATGCTGGACGCAACCACGACCTGATCGTTCGCCCCGGCGCCAACTGGCGTCGGGGCAGTACCTGAAAACGGCAAACAAGGAGAACTGGGATGTTCAACATTCTCAAAGATACAGCGGTTTCAGTCCAGACCTACAAGTCGGCGGACAACGAGACGCTGACCGGCGCTGGCGTGGACATGAAGGGTTTTCGTGGCGTGGCGTTCATTGTGGGTGCCGCCGGCGGCGAAGATTTTTCGACGTGGAGCGTCAAGGCACAGCAGGATACGGCGTCGAACTTTGGGACGGCGGCGGACCTGGCCGGGACAGCTACAGCGTTTTCGACCGTGGCCAGTCCCAGTACTGACGGCATTGCGGTGCTGGAGATCGTTGAGCCCACTGAGCGGTATGTGCGGCCAGTGATCACGGTGCCGAACGTGAGCACGGCCAAGATCGCGTTCTGTGTTGCGATCAAGTACGGGGCCGAGGAGCTGCCGGTGGGCAGCAACGTGGGTGAGCTGCACGTGAGCCCAGCTGAGGGCACGGCGTAAGGGGTCCGGGGGCGTCGTGATCGAAGCCGCTGTCGTGGCGCCACGACAGCGGCAGAGCCTGGGCCGATAACAGTTATTCGGGATGAGGGATACAAATGGGGTCACTATCGAACTATCTTGAGCTTGAACTCCTGGACCACGTGCTCAACAACGCGGCCTACTCGCCCGCTGCCACGCTCTACCTAGCGTTGTGCACGGCGGACCCGACCGACGCCGGCACTGGCGCGAGTATGAATGAGTGCGCCAACTCGGGCGGATACACCCGTAACGCCATCACGGTGGGCAATGCTGCCAGCCGGCGCGTCACCCAGGATGCGGTCGTGACCTACGACCAGGCCACCGGCTCCTGGGGCACCGTCTCGCACTGGGCCATCGTGGACAGTGGCACACACGGGGCCGGCAACATGTTGGCCTACGGCGCATTCACGACCGCCAAGGCTGTGGTCAGTGGAAACACGCCGTCCGTGGCGTCGAGCGAGGTGTACATCGAGTTCAGCGCCGGCGAGATCAGCGACTACCTGGCAAACAAGCTGCTCGACCTGGCATTCAACAACACGGCCTACACGTCGCCGAGCACCTACCTGGCGCTGACCACGGCAACCATCAGCGACAGTCTGACCGGGGCGACGATCACAGAGGTTGCCAACTCCAACAACTATAGCCGCAAGCAGGTCAACCCCAACGGCGGTGCATCTCCGACTTGGGACCTGGCGGCGAGCGCGCTAATAGACAATACACACGCGGTGGCCTTTCCTACGGCATCTGGGTCGTGGGGAACGGTTGTGGCGGTCGCTATCGTGGATAGCGGCACGCACGGTGCCGGCAACCTGCTGTTCTACGACAATGGCATCTCCGGACAGGCTGTGGCAGCGGATGACACAGTGAATTTCCCCATCGGGGATTTTGACGTGACGATGGACTGAGGAGGGAACGATGATACGCATAGTTTTGATCGGCGTGGTCGTACTGACCATGTTTGCACTCGGTATGTCGCAACACAATACCGCGCAGGTTGCCAACGGGAGGCCGCCCATCTGCGCCAATTGCTACAGGTGACAGACTGGCCCAGGATGCGCAATCTACTCACGCCACGGCGAGGGGGGAGGTTTGCGCTGGTGAATGACGTTGTGACAGGCGACATGCTGCTAGTTGATTGCGAACGCCTATATGTCGTCATGTCCGACTCGATGTACGAAAAGGAACTTAACCGGGAGATTGTCGAAAGAGCGAGGGGGGATATTCTGAGTCTGGGATTTGGCCTGGGGTTCATCTTGCAACCGTTGATGGTTAATCCCGCGGTGACTAGCATCACGGTCATCGAAAAAGAACAAGAGGTCTTAGACTTGGTTGCGGCGCAGTTGACGCTGACTGACAAAGTGCGCGTGATAATAGCCGATGCGCTGACGTGGATGCCTGACAGGATGTTTGATGTGATCTATGATGATTGTGATTACACGACAGATGATGTGGTCTCAGCGGAATTGGCCGGTAGAGTGAGCGACAACCAGAGACGGCTCCGCCCCTGGCTCAAACCAGGCGGCGAGTACATTCGTTGGACATCCCCAGAGAGTAGGGGGTTCTATGTCTGATACTGGATTTCTGTATCCCGGCACAGTAACATCGGGCTTCACTAACCCGCAATATCTCAGTGCCGATGATAACCAGTATGCAGTCTATACTCCCGCATCTTTTAATACTGGATACCCACGACTCACAACTGTTAAGCTGAGGTACGATGGTTCGGATATTGGTGACAATAAGGGCACGTCAACACAGCTCGGCACCACAGAAACCCTTTATTCGTTTGGTGGGGCAAGTGATCTCTGGAATGCAACTCTAACCCCGTCGATAATCAACTCATCAACATTCGGAGTTCACTGTGACGTCTACTCAAGCAGTGGTTCCTATGTGCAGGCAGTCGTAACAAATTTTGGGTTTAGTGTACCCTCTGGTGCGACAATCAATGGAGTAGTATGCGAGTGTGGCGCGTACTATGTTAGCAGCAGAGTTACGAAAGCGGTGTATGTGGACTATATCCGCCTGAAGGTGTATTACACCCAAAACGGAACCACGTACAACATGAGCGCGGTCGCAGCGGTCACAGGTGCGACCAGCGCCGCGGACCTGGCCCGGCTGATCTCACACACAGCCGCTGCCAATGGCATAACCGTCACCAGTAGCGTGACGCTGACGGTTGCCGACATAATCAACCTGGCTGCTGCCATCGCTGCCAACGGGGTCACATCGACTGCTGCACTGGCTCGCGCGGTGGCGATTGCCAGCGTGGCGGCCGGCAACACGATAACCAGCACGGCGGACCTGCTGCGGGTGATCGGGTTGGCCGGCAGTGCCGATGCAACTACGACAACCGGCACCGCAGACCTGCTGCGGGTAGTGGGGTTGGCGGCCAGCGCCGATGCTGCGTCAGCCACCAGCATGGCAGACCTGGCCCGCCAGATGCCCATTGCCGCGCTGGCTCAGGCGGTGACTGTGACGCCGGCCGCGGACCTGGCCCGGCTGGTCAGCTTGGCAGGAAGCGTCGATGCCGTTACCACGGTTAGCCTGGTTGAGCTGCTGGTGACCGGTCTAGTCGAGGTCTACCGGCGTCGCATACCGGATGCGATGCGGGTAGGGAGTCGCGGGGTGAATGAATGAAGCTGCGCAAACAGTCATCGACCAGTTACCCAATCACGTTTCTCATGGTCGATTCTGAAGACCATGTGACAGGCAAAGCCGGCCTGACGCCAACCGTGACCATCTCCAAAAATGGGGCTGCGTTCGGATCGCCCGTAGGAGCCGTGACCGAGATTGGGAATGGCTGGTACAAGCTGGCTGGCAATGCCACTGACCGAAACACGCTGGGCGATTTCCTGGTGCATTCGGAGGCTGCCGGCGCCGATCCATCCGATGATCGATACTGCATCGTGCCATGGGACCCCTATGACGCCGACTCATGGGGAGCGGGGTCTGGTGCCGTTCCGCTCACCTACAGCTTGACAAGCTCTTTGGACGGGGTGCCAATCCCGGGCGTGGATGTGTGGGCGACGACGGATGAGGCGGGTACGAATGTGGTGGCCAGGGGCGTGACGGATGCATTCGGGCAGGTGGTGTTTTATCTCGACGCCGGGACGTACTACTTCTGGCGCAAACTGGCGGGATGGACGTTCAGTAATCCCGATACGGAGGTGGTATCCTGATGGGATCGGGATCAGGGACTGGGACGCCAGTCACAACGACGGAGCCGGTATCACTGACGGAGGCCAAGCGGGCGCTGCGGGTAGACATCGATGACGACGATGCGCTGATCGAGTTCTACATCAGTGCGGCGCGGAGCTACATCGAGCGCATTTGCCGGCCGATGTTGCAGATGCTGACGAAGGCCTGCACGTACACGGCGGATACATTCCCTGACTCGGACACGTTGGAGCTGACGCCGTATCCGCTGCAGTCGGTGACGGCGGTGGTGTACGTAGACAGCGACGGGGTGTCGCACACGATCAGTGCGTCGGATTACGTGGTGGACACGGTGAGTGAACCCGGGCGCATCCGGCTGAAGGCGACGGCCAGCTGGCCATCCGCCACGCTGCGCGAGGTGAATGGGTTCCAGGTCAATTTCGTGGCGGGGTATGGGGCATCGGGGGCCAGTGTGCCGCACGAGCTGCGCCAGGCGATCCTGCTGCTGGTGGGGCACCAGTACGAGAATCGGGAGCCGATCGTGGTGACTGGCGCGATGCCCAAGTCGTTGGAGTTCACGGTCATGGCCCTCCTCGGGCCGTGGCGGCGGGAGGTGTAGGGTGCAGGCCGGGCGGCTGCGACAGCGGGTGACGCTGCAGCAGGTCACTGCAGTGCCCAACCAGTACGGCGAGATGGTCGAGACCTGGACGGACGTGGTGGAGCTGTATGCGGCGGTAGAGCCGCTGCGCGGGCGGGAGTTCTTCGACGCTGAGCAGGTGCAGGCGGAGATCTCGCACCGCGTGCGTATCCGGTATTACCCTGGTGTGGCGCCAACCATGCGCTTCGTGTTTGGCACGCGGCACCTGGCCATCAACACGGTGATCAACGTCGACGAGCGCCGGCGGGAGATACACTGTATGTGCCGGGAGATGCCCAATGCCTGACCGCATCACTGTCAAGCTGGAAGGTGGCGACGAGCTGGCCCGGGCACTGCAAGAAATCGACGCCAACGTCAAGAAGGTGCTGAAGGTGGCGACGTTGGCGGGCGGTGAGGTGGTGGCGCAGGTGGCCAACGGTATGGCGCCGGGGCCGCACATCGGCGTCGAAGCGGAGCGGGTAACGGCCAGCGCGGCGACGGTCAACATTGGCCCGGACAAGGAGCACTGGTATTACCAGTTCCTGGAGCAAGGCGTCAATGCGCATGAGATACGCGGCACGCCGCTGTCCTTCGAAGGCGACGAGGGCTGGGTGCGGACGGCGATGGTGCAGCACCGAGGGCACGCGGCACGGCCGTTCCTGCGACCGGCGCACGATGAGACGCACGGCGAACAGCAGGACGCCATGGGTGCGGTGCTGCGGGTGGAGATCGAGCGGGTGAGGGCGGGATGAGTGTCGAGCGTGCACTGACCAGCTATATCCTGGCACAGACGGCGATTACTGCGCTGATCGGGCATCGCTTCAACCCGGTGGAGAATGCGCAGGGTACGACGCTGCCGGCGGTCAGTTACCAGCAGATCAGCGGGCCGGTGGAATACACCCACAGCGGCGATGGGTTCAAGACGCCACGCTTCCAGCTGACGATCACGGGCCGGACGTACGCGGATATCGTGGCGGTTTATACGGCGCTGTATGCGGTGCTGTGCGGTGTGCGGTTTACGGTCGACAGCCTTGAGTATGTGGCGTTTGTCGAGAATGTGCTCGACAGCATTGCGTTCGAGTCGGGCGAGATGGGGTATTACATCCGGCGCATGGATGTAATCATCCAGAACTAGGAGGTGCGTGTGAAGAAACAGGAGCCGGAGGTAACGGCGTTGGCGGGGTACGAGACGGCTGTGGTGCCGGCGCCGGCGGCCGCCGAGCCGGTGCTATGGACGGTGGGGGCATGGGGAGAATTTGTGCAGTGGCAGTGTGCCCTGTGCCCGTGGGACACGTTGGATGGCGAGGAGGCGATAACGGAACACTACCTGACCGTGCACGCGCCCCCGCCACCCGCAGCGCCGGCGCCGACCGTGCTGCGGGCCGATCGGTTCGGCAATCCGGTATAGGGGGACACATGGCAAGAACAACGCTGACCAAGTCTACCGCCGTCGGGGCGTACAACCACGCCGGGGTGACGCTGACCATGACCGCCGCGGACGTGGCCAACATGAACCAGTTCGTGGCATCGGGGAACGACTTGCTCGTGATCCACAACACGGGCGGGAGTGACTACACGTTCACGGTGACGTCGGTGGCGGACGCCTACGGGCGCACCAAGGACATCACCACAGAGACGATCGCGGCCGGGGCGTACAAGATTGTCGGCCCGCTGGCGATCGCGGGCTGGCAGCAAACGGATGGGAAGATCTACATTGCGGCCAGCAACGCAGCGGTGAAGTTCGGCATCGTCCAGCTGCCATAGCGGCGATGGGCGCAAACAAAACAGTTTGGAGGAAAGATAGATGGCTACTGCGGCAAAGAGTTCGTTTGGCACCTACCTCAAGTTGGGTGATGGCGCCAGTTCGGAGACGTTTACCACCATTGCTGAGGTCAAAGACATCAAGGGGCCAGGGCTGAAGCTGAACACCGAAGAGGTCACCAGCCACAGCTCCACCGGTGGATGGAAAGAGGTCATTGGCACGATCCTGGAAGCTGGCGAGATCACCTTTGATTTCAACTGGCTGCCTGGTCATGCCACACAGAGCTACAGCGCGGGCCTGCTCAAGGATATGATTGGCCGGCAGCTGCGCAATTTCCAGCTCGTGGTTCCCGCCGCGTCGACGCTGACGTGGACTATCCCGGCATACATCACGAAGTTCGAGCCAGACCTGAAGGTGAAGGGCGCGCAAGTTGGCTCTTGCACGCTCGAAATCTCCGGTTCACCGACGCTGGCATAGGTGATGCATGGCGATCCTCAAGCGTGATCAGGTTGTGGCGCATCGCGAGATGCGCACGGAGACAGTCCCTGTGCCGGAGTGGGGTGGTGACATCATCATCAAAGAGCTCACAGGCCGGGAGCGCGACGAGTGGGAGGCCTCGTTCCAGGGCAAGAAAAAGGGCGAAATCAACTGGACCAACTTCCGCGCCAGGCTGATTGTGGCCTGCGCCGTCGATGAGGCTGGCCAGCCCCTGTTCTACCCCTCGGACGTGGACCTGGTAGGCGAGCTGAGCGCAGCGGCGCTGGACCGCGTGTTCAGCGCCGCGCGGCGGCTGTCGGGGCTGACTGACCAGGACATCGACGAACTGGCAAAAAACTAAAGGGCCGGCCAGCGCGCAGGGGGTATATGCGCCTGGCCATGGCCCTGGGCCGTACCGTCGACGAGCTGCTGGATGAGGTCTCATCCCACGAGCTGAGCGAGTACGTGGCGCTGCGCCACATCGAACTGCTGCCCAACGAGCGACTGGAGTTGCTCCTGGCGACGTTGATTGCGGTTACGATCAATCTCCACCAGGACCCAGAGAAGGGCGAACCGGTGGAGGCGCTGGACTTCTTGCCCTGGCTACGGGACGATGACGACGATGAGCCGGGAGAGAAAAGTACGGATGACATGGTGGCCATGATCGAAATGCTGAACACAGCGTTTGGCGGCGTGGACCTGCGGGAGCGGGCGGATGGCTGAGGTTGTGTCCTGCCTGATGCCCACCTACAACCGGCGACCCTGGGTGGAGCTGTCGATAGGCTGTTGGCTGCAGCAGGACTGGCCAGATCGTGAGCTGATCGTGCTGGACGACGGCGACGACCAGGTCGATGACTTGTGCCGGGTCGATCCGCGCATCCGGCACGTGGACCTGACCGGACGCCGCTGGACGATCGGGGCGAAGTGGAACCTGGGGGTGTCGCTGGCCTGGGGCAAGGTCCTGGCCTGCTGGGCAGACGATGACTGGCATGCACCCTGGCGACTACGTTACCAGGTGACAAGCCTGCAGGTCTCGCCGGCGGGAATATGTGGCACCGACCGGCAGTATTACTGGGACCTCGACACGGGGGTGATGTGGCACTATTCCTACCTGCCCAACCAGCTGAGCAGTAGCTACTTGTGCGGCGGGACGATGATGTTCCGCTACAGCTATTGGCAGCAAGGCCAGTTCCAGGACATCAATGTGGGTGAAGACAACCAGTTCATTGCCGGGCGATCGGCGGAGATCCTCAACCTGGTAGACGAGCGATTCTACATGGCCACGATCCACTCGGGCAACACCAGCAAAAAGCCCGAGACGACCCGACGCGGCAGCGAACAGTGGACGACGCCAGCGGAGATGACGCCAGCGGCGTTGGGTGTGGCTGGTTGGTGGTGGAGGACGGTGCTAGGATGAGCACACTGGCGACGCTGGTCGTCAAGCTGATTGGGGACGCCAGCGGTTTCCGCAGTTCGATCGATAATGCATCGGAGACGGTGCGCCGCGCGGGGGAGTCGATTAGCGCGGTGGGGTCGAGCCTGACGACGCGCGTAACGCTGCCGATCGTTGGCATGGGCGTGGCGGCCGTGGCCATGGGTAACCAGTTCAACCAGGGGATGGCCAACGTCACCAGCCTGGTGCCGGAGGCGGCCGATGACATTGCGGCGATGTCGGACGATGTCCAGCAGCTGGCGATCGACATGGGTCAAGCGACTGGGGACATGACGCAGGGTCTGTATCAGCAGATCAGTGCGACAGGATATTCGGCTGAGTCGCTGGACATGCTGCGTGTCAATGCAATGGCGGCGGCGGCGGGGCTGGCCAGCACCAAAGAGGCAATCGACTTAACCAGCGCCGTGACGAAGGGGTACGGGGACACGACGATCGAGGCTACGCAGAAGGTTGCCGACCTGGCCCTGCGGACGGTGCAGCTCGGCCAGACGACGTTCCCCGAGCTGGCGGCGTCGATGGGGCGGGTGGTGCCGATTGCGGCCAACCTGGGCGTGGCGCAGGAAGAGCTGTTCGCCGTGATGGCCACAGCCACGGGCGTGACGGGCGGCGCCGCCGAGGTGTCGACGCAGCTGCGGGGCGCTTTGCAGTCGCTCATGGCACCCACGGAGACCATGGGGACCCTTATCGAGAGCATGGGGTTCAAGTCTGGCCAGGCGATGATCGAGCAGTTGGGGCTGCAGGGATCGATCCAGGCGATCGTCAATGCAGCGAACGCGAGTGGAACACCGCTACAGTCCTACATGGGCAGTATTGAAGGACAGACCCTGGCGCTGGCGCTGGCCGGACCGCAGGCAGAGACGTACAAAGAGAAATTGACCGCGATGGGCAGCGCTGCGGGCACTGCTCAGACGGCATTCGATCTGCAGACACAGGGCGTCAATGCGGCCGGCTTTGCCATGCAACAAGCAAGCATCAATCTGCAGACGATGACACAGGACCTGGGGACGGCGTTGGCGCCAGCGGTGCTGGCAATCGTGCCATATGTCCAGCAGTTCGTAACCTGGGTCACCGGCCTGGTCGATCAGTTCACGGCGTTGGATCCACAGACCCAGGGGATCATCCTGGGCGTGATCGGATTGGTGGCTGCGATCGGCCCGTTGCTGATGATCCTGGGGCCAATCGTTACCGGCGTTGGCGCGCTGATCGGTGTATTGGGGGCGGTGCTGTCGCCGATCGGGTTAGTGGTCTTGGCGATTGGGGGCATCATTGCAGTTGGAGTCCTGGTAGTTCAGCACTGGGACGAGATCAAGGCCTGGCTGGCGAACTTGTGGAATCAGATATCGACCGCAGTGACAACCAAGGTTGAGGAAATCAAGACCGCCATCACGAACTGGCTGCAAAGCATGTGGTCGTCGATCACGAGCTTCGACCTGGGCGCTGCTGCATCGCAACTATTTGCTGGCGTGGTGACAGGTATCCAGACAGGAATCAGTAATGCCGCCAGTGCGGTATTGGGCTGGCTAGACAATACCATGTCAGCTATTGAAAACTTCGACCTGCAGGCGGCGGCCGCCACGTTCTTCGGCACAACACTCCCTGGCATCGCGGAAAAGGCTGGCCAGGCGCTGACAGACGTCGGCACATGGCTGTTGAATGTTGGCACCAGCATTGCCAATTCGTCATTGGTGGAAGATGCCAAGACATGGTTTGGCACGACGCTACCAGCGATCGCGGAGAAAGCCGGCCAGGCGCTGACAGACGTTGGCACCTGGCTGTCGAATACTGCTGACCGCATCCGTAATTTCGACCTGAAAGCGGCTGCGCTGAATGCGTTCCACACGATTCTGCCTGGCATCTACGAGAAGACAGGTGAGGCGTTGAACAATGTCGGCACTTGGCTGGGAGACGTGGCAAGCCGCATTCGCGAAAAGTCGTTCAAGTCAGACACGCTCAACGCCTTCGCATCGGTGATCGCAGGTATCATCGAAAAGGCGTCGGAGATCATCAGCAGCGTGGGGGATTTTCTGGAGGACATTGCGGACAAGATCCGCAACTTTAGCCTCAAAGATGTCGCCCATCAGCTTATTCAGGGGATGATCGACGGGGTACGTGAAAAGTGGGAAGAACTGACCAGCACTATCGGGGGGCTGCTGGAAGGGTTGGTGGCGTGGCTGAAGCGCTTGTTGGGAATTACGTCTCCGTCCCGCGTCATGGCCGACCAGATCGGACATCCGTTGATCGAAGGCATTGCCCTGGGCGCGCAAGAGGCAGCGCCAGGAGCGCTGACTGTACTGGTTGACATTGTAACCAGCATGGTGTCAGCAATGTCCGATGCCGCAAGCGCGATGGTGATGCTGGGTTCGGTGCCTGGCGCAAGTGGATTCATATCGAGTCTGATCGCGTTCATCTCTGACCTGGTGCGAGCGTTTGATGTGGCTACCAGGTGGATGACCATTGGTGTGAAAGCACAGGCAGATGCATTCGCCGCTGCTGCACAAGAAATGCTGAAGACCTTGCAAGAGACTATTAACCTCTTAGCTGACATTGGGAGCATCCAAGTGCCGGCCAACGGGGCAGCGTTTGTGCAGCCACTCATACGCTTTGTATCCAGCGTTATCCAAGCTATGCACGAAGCCATATCGTGGATAACCCATGCCAGCATAAATGTGAAGGCGCAAGCTGACGCGTTTGCGGCCGCGGCATTGGAATTGCTGGAGACCCTCTCCGCAGGTGTGACACTCATCGAAGCAATAGGAAATCTGCGGATTACCACACTCGTGGAGGGGACGCTGTACCGGCTGGTAGACCTTATCTCCAGAATTGTGCAGCTCATGTCCCAGCGAATTGCCCCCTTGACTATACAGGCATTGACCGCAGTGCGCGTGTTTGCCGAAGCGGCGGGGCCTGTGCTGACGACGATGCTCAGCGCAGTCGATACGATCAATGCGATTCAGACCATCAAGTTGGTCGACGTGCACCGTCAGGTTGCTTACATCGCTGATCGGATCGTGGGCATGGTCGACCAGATGCGCCGGGTCGCTGGCTATCTCGGGACGCAGGGTGTAGCGGCAGCCAGGGCATTCGCCGAAGCGGCTGGCCCCGTGCTGACGACGATGCTCAGTGCAGTCGATACGATCAATGCG